ATGTTGTCCTATGTTATCATAACTAGTGCCGCCATGGGCTACGTGTGTAGCTAATGCACGGGCACCGTTGAGATGCTTATAAGGATATTTAAAACGCTCGCCGTCTGCATTCTCAACAAAAATGCTTTCGATGTGCATAGTACGACCTGCTGGTAAATCATAATTTACAGCTTTAGAATGTCTTACAATTAGTTTGGCCTCACCCATTTCTTGAAAACTGGTTCTTGAGGTTCCCCATAATTTACTCTCGTTCATTGTGCCTTCTCCACTGCTATTATTAGCTAACATTTTATAATCTCGCTTGTCTAAATTACTTTTTGCAATATCTCTCACATTGAAGTCCATCATATGTGAGCTTGCAAAATCACTTAGACTTTCTAAAAATCTAAACCAACGATGTTTAACACCGTCAGGTTGTCCTTCAACAATATCGTTGCTATACATAACTACTAGGCCGTCGTTTTCTTCACCTTCCGGATCTGCGTTAGTATTATCGTCAATGCTGATGCTGATAGTGCCTAAATTTTTACCATTTTTTATAAAATCAAATTCAAAAAAACGTGCGTCTTTAGGTCGGTCAGTTACGTCACTGTTTTCATCTCCGAGTTTGATCTTTGGAAATTGTGTTCGCAGTTTCGAAAATAGTTCTTTGGCGATTAAGTCAAGATTTTTATTCATATTGGTATTTATGCAATAGTTGAGGAAACAAATATGGGCATTGGTAGTTCAAAATCTTCGTTTTCAATAGCATCACTACTGCTGAAACTGTCAAACACCCTAGCGTCCCAGTCTGCTAACACTTGACTCATACGTATAATCAACAGTAATGCACTGACTAGGTCATCCTCTTCTCCGCTTTTTGCTTTAAAACTTACGCCCGTAGCTATAAATGCTTTGAGTTCTGAAATTAACGGTTTGCTGTTAATTTTCATCTTGTTTGATTCTATTAGGTACTTTAGTCTAGCAGCAGCTGATATTTTAGTTTTATGTGTAGTGTTAAATCCCTTGCGGAATTTGCGCACATGACCTTTTCTAATAGGTTCACTAACAAATAATCCCGGGAAGTTTTCTTCTCCAATGTCCTTAATACAGACTAGGCCTGCTTCACCTACTGTGTTATTTTCAAGGCTCCAGTAGATATTATTAACATTGTCATCCCCTAAACATTCTTGCAGATATTTTAAAATTTCTTTAAGTATTCTAATCTGTCCCTGTATAGGTGTTAGGTTATGATGCCATTCTGCAACTTGTGTAAAGCTAGGTAATTCAAATACTTGTATACCTGCACTATTACCGCCTGTTCCTAAAGCTGGGTCAAGTGCAATTGCGTATATGTGATCTTTGCTAACTTCTTTGTACCAGCGTGTTTGCCCCATGTTCATAATAGGGTTTTTACCTGTCATTCCGGCAAGGTGAATACTGTTAATTAGTGTTTCATCATAGACTAAGAATTCACAGTTGTATTCTCGACGGAACCGTTCTTCACCAATTCGTCCACGTTCAGTAGTTGCCCATGCATCATCGCGGTCTGGGTGCTCACTCCATGAGCAGGTAAAGGGGAAGAAACCGTTAACACCTATTTCTTGTTCATTGCCAAACTCATCAAACTTTTTATTAGCTTCTTTCCATATAATAGCAAACGTATCTTCGTCACTGTTAGGAGTTGATGTTAGAATTGCTCGTCCACCAGTTGCTAGTGTAGGTGATATGGAAGTCCAGAATTCATCAGCGATATTGGGGGGAACAAATGCAAACTCATCACAGTATAATAGGGAGATAGACATACCACGACCTGTGTTGCCAGTAGTAGTTGTAGAGACAATACGTGATCCATTATCAAATTCAATACTCCCTTTGTTATAGTTAACGACGCCTGAACGTATGTGATCAGGACACAACTCATAAGCATATCTTATACGTTGCATAATTTCTTGCGAGCCTGTAAATTTGTGTGCTGAAATTAAAATTGTTTGGTCTGGATGGAACATTGCAAACCACAGTAGGTAGCCAGCGGCACAGGTAGTCTTGCCCATCTGACGCGGCAACATGTTTACATTAAATCTGTGATTATGATATGCGTCTAATAATCTTGTCTGATATTCAAATGGTTTAAACAACATCTTACCCCTAACAGGATGTTGAATGTAAAAATAGTTACTGCAAAAATAATGATACCCGTTAGTAGGGTCTGAACATGCGACTAAATCTTCAATGTGTCTCTCAGTGAAGGTTTCTCGGGTATGCGCTTTTTTGGTTAGGACGCCATCTAATGATTTACTTGCCATAGTACTATTTACAATAAAAAAGCGACCCTATGGGTCGCTTTGAGTATGATCAAATTTGATTAACCGTTAAGCATCTTGTTTAATGCAACAATTTCATTTGATTCGTTCATTGATAGATATGTTTCAGTGTCATCTTCTTGTACTTGGCCGTAGCGTTGCACTAACATTTCTAAATCTTTTTTATATTGAAGATCGGCAGTGTTCTCTAAATCAGTATAATATCCTGGATCTGTTTTTGCTCTGGCGCCGCCCATACTTCTTGCTAAGGCAACCTTACCGAGATATTCTTGGCGGTTAGCCTGCAATGCTTTTAATTCTGCTGCTAACTTTGGGTTAGATTGGCCGGTAGTTGTATACCTAATAGCTAATACTTTTTGAAGGGCGTCATCGTAAACTTTCTTCTGTGCTGGTGCCGAAGTAGTAGCCATTGGAGCAGTAGCCATTGGGGCAGTACTTTCTTTAATAGACTCGTACATTCTTGCCAATCGATTAATTAGTTCTTCGTCAACACCAAATGGGTTTCCGCCGCCGTTAACTTTAGGAGCTTCTGCACCTTTACTATGTATATCGTTGCCAGTTTGAGTTACGTCACCAACAGTGCCGTATACCTCGTCTGGGCTGTTTGCATACTCATCCATTGGCATGTCGACATCGCCAATAATAGGTTCTTTGTCCATTTTGCCCATTAGTTTACCTAACTGTTCGTCGCTGCCATCATTGCCGTCGATGTTTTTTAATATATCTAATAGGTCACGAATGCCGCCTGACCCGGATCCATTCATGCTTAAATTCATAGTAACGGTATCTTGTTGTTCTTGACTCATGCTAGACATTGGGCCCATTCCGCATTCTTCAACATCATCTTCTTTTACTTGAAAGGTTTTGCCGTCAACTTCAAATTCATCTTTACCAGCGTCTTTGGCAGCATCAAGTGCGCCGCTGAAGGCATTGCCTTCATTTGGTTCTTCAGTTACTGGTTGATCCAGATCGCGCATCTTTTGAAATAGTTCATTAAAGTTCATTTTGTTTTTCCTTTAGCAGAACCAATTGGACTTTTGCCAGCAACAGGTTTAGCTTGTTCTTGTGATTTTTCTTTAGGGGCTTTCTTTGCCAGGATAGCATCATTCACGCCTTTATACTGTGTAGGTTCTGTATCTTTACGAGCCTTAGATAATTCTTTTAAGAAATTACTAACACCTTTGTCGCCTACTGTATTTTGATTATTTTCTTTTTGGTAATCTTGTGTTAAAAGAGCTTTGCCTTTTTCCATCTCTTGATTTTCAGCATTTAATTCTGCTTCTGCTTCTTCTAAAGGACTACGCACTTTGATACAGCAAGAATCAACACCTGTTTCTTGAATTAGGTAATTGTGTAATACAGTACTGGTTGTTGGATATGTAAGCTCAACATCAAACACTGTCACGGCAGCATTTTCCATTTGTGGAAAATCTGGAAGTTTACTTTGAATAGGGGTAGTTTTAGTTTTTGCAAACTTAGCTACTTCGTATTTTTTAAGAGCAGTTTCCATTACATCTTCACAGTTTTCTGGAAGATCTCCTGCTATTTTAATTTTGAAAGCATACTTTTTTGCTTCCTGGCTTTCTGATAGATATTCTACAAATGATTTCATGCTCGCAGTCCTAGTCTATTATTTATTCATATTTTTAAGTTTTTCGATAAGGCTGTTACGATCCGTAACAATAACGCCCGTGCCTGAAACATCTATACCTTGATCATCTTGATTTGCGTCTTGATCAAGTTTTTGTTTCTTGATCTGCAGTTCGATCATCTTTAGTTTTTTATCAATTTTTGCTGCTTTTGCATCAATTGCATTTTTAAGCATTGACCCTGCTACCTCAAAAACTCTTCCGGAATATCTTGCTTCTACATTCATTCCTAGATCCATTAGGTCATCAAATGCATCTGTAGCACGTTGAGCCAGTGCATCAAACTCAGTATCGCTGATATCGCCTAGCCCTTTAACCTGTGGTAAGGCCGCTGCAATTTTGTCAAACTCTGACATGTCTCTAAGCAGTGGTTGCACAGCTTCTACAGATTGTTCTTTCTCAGCTTTTTTAATAGTTTTTTTGCTTTCGGGCAAGTTTAGAATTTCTTCAAGTTTTTTCATAATATTACTTATCCTACTCTGCCATTATGGAATAAGTCTTGTTCGGTAAGTATTCTAAATTTAATACCTTGTCGTGCGCACCATGCGTATGCTGCTCGCCACTTTACTTGATTCTTTGCATACTGCAGTTGGTTGTTGCGATTCTTGCCAACTTTTTCTTGTAGTGTTTGATTCTGCGGTTTGACTTCAATTAACTCGACTTGGATTTTATTGTTTTTATCTGCATACTGTATAAAAAAATCTGGTACATAAATTGTCTGTCGACCAGTAAACGGATCTTTGTAAGGTATACTTACTGCTTCACTAGCCCATTTTATAATGTTAGGATTGTTATCGCAGAATCGCATAAACTGCCACTCCCAACTACTTCTGTATGTAGGTTGACGATTGCCTACATACTTCTCTGGGTTTACAACTGTATACTTACCTTGGGCAAATCTGCGACTCATTGTTTAA